GCTATCGCCGAACCACGCCTTGAACTCGGGTGTGTCAGTGCTGGCGCGCATTGCCGCCTGCGCCAACGCCTGCGCGCTCATGTCGGGCTGACCGCCACGGCGCACCTCGGGCAAGGGCGCGATCTTCAACAGATCGCTGATCGAGCGGCCGGTGCGTGCCGCCATCGTCGAGTAGAAGGTCGAGAGCATGCCGGCTGCGGCCTCGGCCTCGTCGGCCGGGCGGCCAGCGTTCTCGAACCGCTCGCGCATGGTGTCGGCAATGTCGGCGCTCGACATCGGCCGCTCGCCGAGATCAGCCCCGTGCGAGAAGATGTCGGCTTCGGCTAGCGCTTCGGCGCCGGCTTCATCACCTTGTCGATCGAGGCCGCGATCTGCGCCGGGCGCAGGTTCGATGTCCGCCGAGCCGTTTTCTTCAGCGCGTGAGAGAGCATCGCCAGTCGGTCGTGGGTCGGTTTCGGCATTCCGGCGAACGGCATTTTCAAGCACCTGCAACGCTGAGACTTCAGGCATGGCATCGCCGAAGAGCGACGGCCTGCCCAACTCATAGCCGCTTTCGATAAGGTCGGCAAACTGGCTCGCCAGCGCCTCGCGACCCTGCGCCTTGCCGAAGGCATCCGAGGTGTAGAAGGACCGAATGAAAACCTGCGTCTCGGGCTTGATCTCACCCGTAAGCAAGTCCATCTGCGCCATGCCCTCGCTGATGACCTTGGACACCGGCCGCCCCTCGCGGGCCGCCTGCTCGCGCCACATGCCGATCAGCCGCAGCGCGTCGGTAAGCTCCTGGGTCTGGTCGAGGTGCTGCGGGATCACGCCGGCCTTCGCGTCCCGGCGCATTTTTGCCCACGCGCCAGCCATGTCGCTCATGGCACCGACGATCGAGCGGGTATTATCGTCCACGCCCTCGGCGAACCGGCGCACCGCGCTCGGGTCGATGTCGCCATAGGCCGAGGCAAACAGCGCGTTCTCGATGCGGCGCACGCCTTCGGCGCTCAACGCCTTGCCGTCCGCGCTCAAGAGCGCCTGCCGGTCGTTGGCGGGCAACTGCGCCATGAACCGCTGCACGAACGCCCGGTTGCTGGCGGCGGTCACGGGTGCCGGCGCGTGCGCGTCGAGCACGTTGTCGGTCATCGCCGCCCGGTCCATCTGCGCGATCTCGACGGCGCCGAGGCTGGCCGTGGTGCGACCGTTCAACTCGGCGTTGAACTGCGCGCGTGCCGTCTCGTCGAGATTAGTCACTCTCCGGTTAATCAGCACAGGCCGTTGCATTCCCTCGACATTATAGCCCTGCTCGGCGAGGAACGCGCGGTAGGCTTCGGCCTTTTCGGGATATGCCTCATAGGCCCGGCGCACGCCGGCCACGCGCCCATTGCCCGAGTCGATGATGTGATCGGCCCCGACGAGCGGAGCGCCCTGGCTGCCGTCGATGTTCGGCATCATGCGCGCCGGGTCGAGGGTCGCGCCGATTTCCTCGATCTGCGCATCGCTGGCGGCGGTGCGGCGGTTGCGCACCTGCAATGCGCCCTCGGCGTGGATCAGCGAGTCGAGTTCGACCACTTCGGGCACAACCGACACGCGCCGCCCGCTCGGGGCGATCACCACCTCGCCGGCCTTGGTCCCGGTGACGCCGGCCGTCTGCTCGTCGAGCGAGCGCGCCGCGGTCACCCGCCGCTGCACCTCGGTATGAACCGTCTCGATGCTGGCCATACCGTTCGGCGTTGCGGCCGGGTTGCCGGTCGTGGCCAGCGCGTCGATCTGCTCGTTGAGCGCAATCGCCGCCTTCTGCCGGTTGGCTGCGGTCGAGAGGGCATTGCGCGCCTGCCCGAGCGCCACCCGCTCGCGGGCATCCCGGCCGCGCACGAGCATGCCGATGCCGCCGCCGAAGGCCCCGCCGATCAGCGCCGACATGGCGATCTCGGTGCCGATCATCTCAAAGCTCACATCGTCGCCGAGTTTTGCGCGCACGCCAGCCGTGAGGATGCCGAAGGCCGCAGTATTGATGGCAGCCTCGCTGGCGCTCATCAGTGCCCGCCCGCCGATCGAGCCGAACCGGGCAACAGCGGCAAGCTGCGCGCCCTGGCCGAACACGGGTACGTAGTTGATCGGATCGAGGGCCTGCCCGCCGAACTGGCCGAGGAACGCGGCAATCGGCTGCTTCTGGCTGAAATACTGGCGCACGGCGCGGGTGTCGGCGAACTTCGCCAGCGCGGCGGCACGGTCCTCGGTCATGCCGGGCTGAAACGGCACCGTCTCGCGAAAGTAGGGCGAGGACTTGTACTCGTCCTCGGTGAGCGAGGGCTGCCCCGACTCCATGATGCCGAGGGGGTCGAACATCGGCTTGTAGCCGGTGCGGTTGTCGATGCGCTCGCCGAGATTGCCGCTCGGGGTGGTGAGATCGCGGATGGCGGTGCCGAGCCCGTAACTGTCGACGATGCCCTGCGACATATTCTCGCCGAACGCCCGCCCGAAGGAATACGGCATGTCGAACGCCGCCGTCATGCGCTCGGTGCCCGTCACACCGCGAAATGACGGCTTCGGATCAAACACGCCCATTGGTCACTCCCCAGGCCCCCGCGCCGGGCGGCCATAGCTGCTGCCATAGATGTTCTGCATGCGGCGGGTAAAGGCCGCCTCCTGCTCGACGCTCATGCCGGGATACCCGGCTGGGCGGTTTGCACGTCGCGCGCTGTCGGCGGCCATGCCGGTTGTCAGTACCTCGTCACGCGAGAACAGCATCGGCCCGCCCTCTGGAGAGGGCACAAACGCCTGCGTGTACGGGTCGATGAACACGAACTGATCGTCGCCCGCGTTGGTGAAATACCCCTCTTCGAGCACCATGGCGATGTACTGGTCGCGGCCTGCCGTGGCGATCGCCATCCAGCTGCGGCTCATGGGGATGCCAGCAAGCTCGGGCGTCATCTGCGCCATCATCGCCTCCCCGACCTTGGGCAGCAGCGCGGCGAAGGCGAGTTCGTATGGCTGCACCGGCTCGTTGCGCGGAAGCGTGATCTTCATTCCGGCGCCGCCGCCGTAGCCCTTGCCCGTCACCACGCGCACGTCGCCGAAGCGATCGCGCGCCGTCTTGGCGATGGCGTCCTCGACGGTGCTGGCCTGCCCGATCGCCAGCCGCAGCTTGACCGACTTCAGGAACAGTTCGCCGTCATTGGAGGCATAGGCGATGTTCTCGGCGCTGCCGTCCGTGATGCCATAGAACACGTCGCCGATCTGGCCCTCGTCAAAGACGATCTCCTGAATGCGCTGTTTGATCATCTCATCGGACTCGGGGAGTTTGCCGGGCATCTTCGAGGGGTCGAACATGGCAGCCTGAAACAGCCGCTCGGCTGCGCCGGGATCGCTGCCCCGCATCATCACCGCGAACGCGCCCTGCGACTCTTTCGGCACGCCGGATTTCACCAACTGCGCAAAGAGCGCTTCCTGCTGCGCTCGGTCGGTCGTGGCCGCGACCACCTGCACCACGGCGCCGATGCGCTCGGCCTGCGGCAGTTCGGCGTTGTTGAACGTGGTGGCGGTCTGGTCGGCGACGGCCTTGGGCATCAGTTCCAGCGGCATGCCGAGCGCGGTCTGCGCCTCGGCCGTCACGGTGAGCGCCGATTGAATGTCGCCCTCGCCGTCCATCACCGCGCCCCAGGCATCGGCGACATTGGGGAACGTCTGCATTACGTAGCCGGCCGGGTCGCTCTTGCGCTGCTCGATGATGCTCGTGGCCGCCGCCGTCACTGCCTGGAACTTCTTGGCCTCGGTCGCCGCCATGTCGCCGGTCGCGGTCGGCCGGGCCGCCTCGACGGTATCAGCGATGTCGCCCGCGCTCATGGTGCGCATGCCGAAAGCGAGTTCGGCCGATTCGACTGAGGCGTTGAACGCCTTGAACCGCTCGACGCCCTCGGCTGCGCCGTAGGCATGCACGAAGTCGTCGACCACGGGCATCGTGCCGGTGTACTCGCCAAACTGGCTGATCGCTACCGGGGCGTTGTCGACGGCGATGGCGATGCCCGACCTGATCTCGATGCCGCGGCGATCGTGCTCGGCCTTGGCGCGCTCGTAGAGTTTCAGCCGGTTGTCGAAGCTGATGGCTGCATACTCGGGCGACACGGCATGCACGGTCTGCTCGAATGAGGTGAACTCGCCCTTGTTGTGGCCCGGCTCGATCGGCTGCGCCCACTTCGGCAGTTTCTTGCCGTCCTCGCTGTAGAGGCGGCGGTCGCCGGTATCGAGCGTCACCGTATCCTTGCCGACGCCGATGCCAGCAAACCCCATCGCCGAGGCCATGCCGATCAGGCGGGCGCGTTCCTCTTCCTTGAGCTTCTTCACGTCGATCGTGAGCGTGCGGCCGGTCGGGTCGACGACATCGCCCGCCATCACCGCCATCTGCGTACCGAAGGCCGATTGCAGTTTCTCAAAGCGGTCGAGCACCGCGACATCGTACTGCGCCAGGTCCACGCTGTTGGTGGCGACGATCGGCAGGCGCACAAGCGGCGCCTCGGGCGTCATGGAGTTCATCACCTTGCGGTAGTGGTCGCGCACGCCATCGGGCAGCACGGCCTCGTCGTGGCCCGACTTCACCCACCGCTCGGCCATCGGCATCGAACCGCCCGGCGCCGAGGCGATCACCGCCGCCGACATGTCCCCGTTGAACCGCTCGCCGAGCATCTCCATCAGGCCCGCCGAATACTTGGCGTTGACATCCGGGTCTTTCAGGTACGCCTCGGCGAGCTTGGGATCGGAGGGCAGCGCCTTGTCGCCTATGCGCGGGGCGATCAGGCCGGCCACCTCGGGCGGGATCGGCATCTTGCCGCCGTTCACCATCATCGACGCCTCGGCCGCCGTGGTGGCGGTGTTCGATAGCGGGATCGCCAGCCCGGCCATGACATCCTGCGGATCGCGAAGAATGCCGAGGTTCGCCCGGTTGATGGCAAGCTGTTCCTCGGCGGCGTCGAGATTCTCGCGGCGGAACCGGGAAGCCTCGGCCGGCAGGATCAGCCCGTGTTCGAGCCCCATCTGAATGGTGCCCTCGATCTGCCGCCGCGCCAGCCCGCGCGTGCCCTCGTCGATCGAGGGGTCGGCGATCACGTTGGCCGATGTCGTCAGCGCCTCGGCAAACTCGGCGCGGTCGTTCTGCTGGCGAAGCTCAAAGGCGCGATCGTTGGCGCCGTCCACGAGGTGCATGCGCCGCTGCTCGGCCTCGGCGAGCCAGAGATCGCGCGCCTCGGCGTCGGAGATCAGCGCCGCCGCCTGCTCTTTGAGCTTCAGGCTGCGCTTGTCGGCCATGCCGCTCATGCCGTTGAAATCGGTCGAGCGGCTGTATTCGTTGCCGATCTCGATCGCGCCGGCCGTCCATAGCGCCTCGGCCTTGGCGTAGTCGGCTACCTGCTTCTTCTTGCGCTCGCGTTCGGCGTACATGCCTACGCCGTCGCCGAGCCCCTGGATGCCACGGGCAAGGTTCTGAATGCCGCGGTCGAGGCCCTCGGTGCTTTCAGCGCCGAACGACGATGCCGAGGGCACCGCGACATTGCCGGGGCCGGGGATTTGCGCCGGGCCGCCCGTGTTGAACCTTGCCATTTACCTCTGAGCCCCTGCGAAGTCGCCGATGCCGCCGAGCACGGTGCCGGTGGCGGAATACAGCGAACCCGTGAAATTGTTCTGCGCGGTGCGGCGGCGCGCGCCGGCCGACGAGTTGAGCGCATCGCGCAGCCGCATGCCGGAATAGACCGCCGTGCTGCGCCCGTAGGCATCGCGCTCGGCCGACTTCTCCATCAGCCGCACGATGGTCGGGGCATCGCTGCCAGCGCCGCCGCCCGATGACGCCGCGATCGCCTGCATGCGGGACATCGCCAGCTTGCCCGCCAGTTTGCGTTCGATCATTTCGCGCTGCGAGGCGGCGAACTCATCGCGACCCTGCGCCTCTTCCTGCCGCGCCTGCTGCTCGGCGATCTCCTGATTGCGCATGCCGCTGCTGATCTGGCCTGCGGCACTGACACCGGCCGCGGCGAGCGTGCCGACCGCGGCAATCGTGGTGAGGGTAATTGGATCGGCCACCTATGCCTCCATCGCTTTCGAGGCAACGTACGCAGCATGCGCAGCCTCAGGTGTCTGGTGATAGCCGAGGTGAATGCGCCGCCCGCGCAGCCGACGCTCCGCTACCCATCTGCCGCTCTTGTGGAGCGACACGCCCTTAAATCCAGATCGGTTGTCCGCGCGAAGCCCCGTGTTTTGCTGGTTTTGCGAATTGTCACATTCGCGCAGATTGGAGAAACGATTATCGCTTTTTGTCTGGTTGATGTGGTCGATCTGGTCGGCCGGCCATCTTCCCGTCATGTAGAACCACGCGAGCCGGTGGGCGAGATACCCGCGACCATCAACGCCAATGTAGATGTACCCGCGCTTGTTAGTCACGCCAGCCAGATGACCGGGCTGGGCGATGTAACCGCGCGATACTTTCCAATGGAAGAGGCCGGTTTCAGGGTCGTAGTGCAGTAGCTCTTTTAGGCGCTCGACAGTGAGCATCGCCAGACTTCCTTCATCTCCACCTGACCACCCGTGGTCAGCACGTCCTCAAAGCCGAGGAACCTGAAGCCGAGGATTTCGAGCAACCGCTTTGAGGAACGTTCCGAATCGTCCCTCCAAGCGTAAACCTCGCGCTCCCCCAACTGCCGTGCTTTCTTTAGCATGCGAAAGCCCGCACGCACTATGTGATGAGGGTGGACAAAACTGCCTTCGTGTTCAGTTCTGTCCACTACCTTATACCAAGCCCAGCACCGACCTTTTGTCCACGACAGCCCGCCCAGGCCGAGCAGATCGTCGCCACGCCAGCCCGCTTCGGCCACGGTGGGGAAGTCGATCGAGGGGTCGAACTGCTCAAGCGCGCCGGGCGGGATAGGCGCCAGCGTCACCATGTCAGAACGTCTCGACGGACAGCACGATGCCGAGCATGGTCGCTGGCTTCGGCGACTTCACCTCGACGCAAAGCCGGGTGTCGAACTTGATCTCGCTATCGGTCGGCCGCAGCGGTTCCTCGGCGTCCTCGCCCTCGACGATCTCCGGCGCGTCGTCGCCCGTGCCGCCGTGGATCAGCGGCAGGCGTTGCAGCGGATGCAGCGGATTGTCGAACTGCGTGCCGAACCGGAAGCCCGAGCGCACATAGTCGCCGAGCAGGATGCCCACGCCCGCGATCTTCTGCTTGGCCGACATCGGCGTCATGCCGGGCACGCCGTAGGCCAGCCGCGCCGAGCGGTAACGCGCCGTGTAAGGCAGCCCCACGACGATCTCGACGCCCACGTCCACCGCATAGGGCAGCGTGATCGTGGTGCCCGTGACGGTGCCCGTCCACGTGTCATCGTCGTTCGGGTCGGTGATGGCCGGGTCGGTGAGCGGCGTGCCCGCAGCCCATCCGCAAACCGCCTGATCCTGAAGATGCTCAAGGCGCGAATCGGTGATCGAGGCGGTGCCATTGCCGGTGAGCACCACGAAAGCGTCGACGCATTTGCAGACAGTGCCGGGCACCGCCTCGGTGTCGAGGGCAAGCTGCTCGACGAAGTGCGAGGTGCCGGCCGCCGTGACGCGCTCGGTGGTGACATAGACGCGATCCTGCCCCGCACCGGGCACCACGCACACCGACTGGAACTTGTCGCCCGGCCGCGTTGTCCACTTCAGGAAGCAAATCACGTCCTGCGTCGGCTCGAACACGATGCAGACGAGCGAGCCATCGTCGATGGTCGCCCATATGCGCTGATCGGGGAGCGTCTGCACGTCGAGGGAGGTGATGCCGGCCTTGAATACCTTGGTGGTGAGCTTGCTGAACGGGTTCACCACGTAGCGGGCCTTGTCGCCCGACCACGAGATTTCATAGAGCCGGTTGCCGGCGCGCTCGACGAAGAGCGCCCGATCGTCGGCAAGCTCGGCCGGTGACACCGCGGCGGCGCCCACCTTGCCGCCCGTGCGGATGCCAAGGTTCTCGGGGGTGATGATCTCGTCGAGCGATGAGGCGCGCACCTGCGCAATGCGGGCGTCGGTGCCGATGATTGGGGAGATGAGCCCGACGAGCCACTGCCCCTCGTTGCGCCCGCCGAGTGCGATCGAGCGCGAGAACGCCGAGCTATCGCCAATCGTGCCGTCCTGATCCAGCGCCTCGGCCTGGCTTTCGTAGGCGTCGGATACCGAGGCCCACACCTGATCTGAGCCCGCGAACCACAGGCGGCCATCGGCCAGCAGGCAGGCGCGCGGCCAGCCCTGCACGTCCGACCACGCGCCCTCTTGCCAATTCTTGGTGGCGGCGGTGCCCGAGAACGGCGACAGGATTTCGATGTCGACCGAGGTGGGTGAGTTGTAGCCCGTGATCCGGCAGATGCCGGTGCCAGCGCCGCCCGGATAGTTCACCTGAATGCGCGCCTCGCCCGAGGTGTACGCCTGGAAGATGTAGCGCACCCACTCGATCGCGTTGTCGTCGTTGTCGTCGTTGGTGTAGGTGGCGTTCGCGGTGATGTCGATGGTGGCCACGGTCTGCGCGCGGCGCATGTCGTGATAGCCGAAGTCGGGATCGTCAAACGAGCGCTGCGTGCGAATCGTGCCCGCCCACGTGCCCGAAATGGTCACGCCCCATTTGCGCTCTTCAAAGTTCGTTTCGGTGATGCCGGTGACTTCGATGGCCGGCGTGAACTGGCTGGCCCCGGCAAGATAGGTGTCGATCATCTGCCCGTCATGGGTGAGACGGAAGAGCGCCCCGACATGGCCGGCCTGAAAGAAATTGCGCGATGAGGTGAGGGTCGTGTTGCCTTCCAGCGCGCCCGGCGTGAGCGTGAGATCGGCAGTCGCGCCGAGCAGAAACGGGCCATCGTCGTTGGTGTAGTTGCAGATGCTCCATGCCCGATCGCCGTGGCGCTCGATGCGCATGGGCCGGTAACCGACGCAGGTAACGAACGTCACGTCGAGGGACTGCGAGATGCGGACCTTGCCGAGCACGGCGAGCGGCCACGGCGTCGGCAGTTCCATCGTGAAGTCGGGGTTGCCGAAGGTGCCGGGCTCGATGTTGAAACTGGTCACCCGGCGCGACACTGGCGCGGTGGTCACAAGGCGGATGTAGACGGTGCTGGCCAGCGCGAGCGTGGTGAACGCGATGTAGTGCGTCCCGGTGCGCAGCGTCATCTCTTGCCCGAACGGCAGCAGTTCGGAACTGCCATCGGTGCTACCGATGCGGAGCCCCACCGGGCCGCGCTCGACGATGATGCGGCAGATGTATTCGGTAAGCGGCTGCAAGACCACGCCGTCGACGGCGAGCGACTGCCTGGCGTGCGCGTCGGCGCCGTGGGCACGGGCCTGAAGCTCCAGCCGGTTGTTCATCACCGATGTCTGCCCGGCCGCCGTGTTGAGCGTCCAGCCGCCGCCGACTGCCGTGAAGCCTGGGTTGGTGACGTTGATGCCGCCCGAGTTGAACGTCGAGCCCACCACGCTGTTGTTGTCGCAGTCGATCACCCGCAGCTTCAGGTCGGTGAGTTCCAGCACGAAGCTATCGGTGGGGCCGGCGACGAAGGGGATGCAGCGCCCGCGCGCCGCGCCTGCCGTCTCGGCCACCTTGCCGAAGCCGGGCCGGAAGAACGCCTTGCCCACCGCGTCGGCCTGCCAGTTCTCCTGCTGGTCGGCCGCCAGCCGCATGCGCTCAAGGTCGATGCGGTGCTGTTTGTCCCCGTCGACGATCCCCACATTGAGGGCGTGTAGATAGGTCTTGGTTGCCACTTAGCCACCCCACCGAATGTTTCCGCCCCTGATGATGACGCGGCCACGCCCTCGGCCGCGCGATGAGGACCAATTGCCAGCCGGCCGGGTCTTGATCGGCTGGTTGACGGCCTCGCGGGTCTTGGCCACGTCGAGCAGCTTGCCGTGAATGGCGATGAGGTCGTTGCGGTCGCCGCGGCTGCCGGTCACCGGCAGGTTGGTCTTGAGGGCGATGAGCGAGCCCCACGCCTCGACGAAGTGCTGCGACATCAGGCCGAGGTTGCGACCGTGCGTCTCGGCGTCCGACACATACGAGAAATAGATCGTGGACTCGTCGCAGATGTAGAGCCCGTTCGCCGGCCGCCAGTCGATCTCTTGCTCGCCGCGCTCGTCGACGGTGATGCCGTGCAGCCCGTGGTCGACCATATCGTCAGGCTGCGAGTAGGCGAACTGTCGGCCGAACTGCGTCTCGATCTCGGGGTCGGCGTCCATTCGCACCCGCTTCAGCGCGAAGTACCAGATGGCCTTTTCGAGCATCTCGGTCAGCGAGTCGTCGTATACTTGGTCGATCTCGCGGCGCTCTTGCCGGTTCTCGGTGAGGCCATCGGTCGAATGCAGCCGGGTGATGCCGAGGTGGCGCAGCGCGGTGTTGTAAACCTTGATCTTAGTCGTCGCCACCTCGGCCTCCAGTTAGCTCGTGAATGCCTGCTTGTTGTGGTCGTTCGCCCAGGCGATGGCCTCAATCTGCGTGAGCCGCTTGTCGGCCGGCGAGATCGGAGCGCCCGTTGCCCGGAACACCACGACGTAGCCGTTCTGCGGCGTCGACTTCACCTCGTATGCCTCGGGGTTGTCGAGGGGCGGAACTTCGGCCGGATCGGCATCCGAGGCGCCTGCGCCCTCTTCGAGATACTCGCCCATGATGATGAACTTGACCATGCCCGGCGAGGCCATGCGCACGCGCAGTTCCAGCACCATCGTCATGTCCTTCCGCATCACGACAACCGGGGCACCGATGCGCAGTCGCGCCACGTGGTTCGCCCACCACGCCGGCCGCAGCACCTTGTCGCGGGTCACGTTGTTCTCGACGAACACGACGAAAGAACCGAGGTCCATGTCGGCGCGCTTCAATTCGTTGACGCCGAGCAGTTCGGGAATCTTGCTGCGGTCGATGCGCACCGGCTGCGGCTTGGGCGCCACCATCGTCGGGCGGGCAGCGGGGGAACGGGCCATATGGGTTTGCCTCTCAGTTGTGAATAGAGCGGCACCCTAGCCGATTTCTCGGAATGGTGCCGCCCCTTTTCGGCAGCGTGGGTGAGGCAACAACCCGCTGGTCGAAAGTCTTAGGCGGTCAGCGTCGCGCCGGTGGTGGCGACAACGGTGACACGCGAGAGCGAGGTCAGCGGAGTGGCGGTGTCCTGGTAGATCAGAACGTCGCCGACGCGCATGCCCATTGCCTTGGCGTTCGAGATGAAGCCGGCGCCGCGCACGGTCGCGATCGCATCGACGCCGGCCAGAAGCCAAAGCTGCTTCATGTTGCCCTGGCCGTGATGCATCAGTTCCAGATTGTCGGGTACGTAGGCCATTTCAGATTTTCCCTTTCTAGGGCCGGGGCCTTGTGAGCCACCGGCCGCAATTCATTCTGAGGTCAGTGCGTCGTCACCGATTAGGTGGCGGCGAAGCCCGAGCCATCGTGGGTGATCTTGATGATGCCCGAGTTCTGGAGAACCACGGCCTCGTGGTAAACCTCGGCTCGTGCCCAGTTGCGGCCCTGCTCGGCGTTGAAACCGGCATACACCGAATCCTCGCCCACGTTGATCGCGTACCCGAGGGCATCGCGGTGCCAGATGTAGAGCAGTTCCGACGAGGTGCCGACGCCCGTGACGAGCGGCGAGACAATCCAGTTGATGCCCGCCCAACGGCGATACTGGATGGTGGCGGCGCCAGCGAACGGCTTGATGTCCACGTAGTCGGCGCTGGTGAACTCGGGAATCTGGAGCATGTAGGCTTCAGCCGCGGGGCTGATGATGCCGAACATGTTGTCGACTTCCTGCGTCGGCACCTGGTTGTTGCCGAGGATCGCGCGGGCGCCGAGGATGGTGGTGAGGTCCATCGTGCCGGTGCCGAAGTCCTGGGTGGCATTCGCCAGCGCCGCGAGGATCGTGAGATCGGTGTCGCGGGCGATGATGTTGACCACGCCCTTCTTAAGCTGGCCGGTCTGGTTGCCCTGCGAGGCGAAGATGTTGAAGCCCGACATCGACTTGGCCGCGTGGCGCTCTTTGAGCGTGACAGTGACCTGGGTGTTCTGGTTGCCCGAGTACGGGATGTCGCCATTCACGCCGCGGGTGACGGCGGTTTCGCCATTCGAGCCCGACACGAGGAACACGGCCGAGTAGCCGCGCATCATGCTTTCTTTGGTGGTGGCACCCGCCAGCCACGAGCGCGAAACCTCGAACTGCGCGACGACTTCCTGACGGAATACGGTAATTGCTGCGTCGACGGCCATTTGGCCCTCCCACTGAAAAGCTGCTGAAGTTGCAAGCCTTGCTGTGTGAGGGTGGCCTTGGCTTCGCGGGACTGCTTTCGCAGGGTGGCCGCGTGAGCTTCAGGGGCTCCACATCGTCGGCGGCCCGTGGGGGTTCTCCAGGGCCGCCGATTGGCGGGGTGGCCGGATACTAGCCGCGGGCTTTGTCGGCACGCTGTTTGGCATCTTCGAGCCCGATAAGCTCGGTTCGCCATTCAGGGTGCGCGTCCCATTCTTTAGGATTTTTCTGGAGCGCGCGCAACTCGTCATATCGCGACTGCGTGTACTGCGCGTTCTCGCCCACGAATGCCGAGTCGCCGAACTTCTGGAGCCCGGCTTGCGCGAACGCCTTCATCACCTCGGGGATGTGGCGAATCTGGATGCCGTTCAGCCGGGCGTCGAGCAGGCCGGGCGACACTGCCTCGGCGTACTGCGTGGCGAGGTTGCTGTTGCCCTTGTACTCGCTGCCCCACACCGTTTTGAGTTCGACCGCGGTGTCGGTTTCGAGTTCCTTGTCGCGCGCGATCTCGGCCTCGATCTGCTGATCGCGGATGCCGAAGTACAGTTGCACCGCCGTCTCGGCTGCCGCCTTGGGCACGCCTGACTGATGAGCCTGATTGAAGAACTCGGAGACGATCGGCTTGTCGGCGTCGGTCACCGCGTCGGCCGCAGCCTTCGGGATTTCGTAGCCGGTGGGCTCGGCCGGCACGCCGTTTGCCTCGCGCCACGCCTTCAACTCGTCGGGCTTATCGGCGGCCGGTGGGGCGGCACCAATGAGCGGGTTCTTGTGCCCGCCTGCCCGGATCACCTTCTCGCGCTCGACGACTGCCGCAAGCGCCTGATCCACCGACTGGTAGCGGGTGAGCAGGGTTTCGGCTGCCTTGCGCTCGGTGGCAGGCAGGGTGGCGATATAGGCGGCGCGCTGCGCGGGATAGTCGAGCGCGCCCGCGTCCGGCGCCTTCGGTGGCTCGGGCGGCGCTGGCGGTGCTGGCGGCTCGCCGGGCGCAGGTGGCGTCGGCGGCTCTGGCGGGGTGGATGGTGGGGTCGGCGGCGGCTCTACTGCCGGTGGAGTCGGCGGCGGCGCGGCTGGCGGGTCGGGCGGCGCGTAGTACGGAAGCGGAATGGCTTTGAAGTTCATCGGTTACTCCGCGAGTTCGTAGGTGCGAGCGAAGATGTCGGGCTTGCACGGGTAGATTTCGCCGGGCACGCCCTGGATGATGTAGTCGCCGGGCTTGGCGATGCGCGGGCTTTCGAGTGTGCCGACCATCAGCACGGTTTCGCCGGCATGGTGGCCTGCCCATATGCCGCCCTCGGCCTTGCCCTTGGCGATGGCTTCCCGCAGCCAGTTCGGCGGGCTCATGGGGGCGCCGGGCTCGGTGCTGAACGTGGTCGGGTCGAGATAGAACGCCCCACCGTTCGCCAGCTTGAGCATGTAACTCAGGCCGTCGCCGGGATCGAGCCCGATGTAAAGCACGGCCTCCACTTCAAC